TTTTTTGCTTTTTTGGCTTGGTTTAGTCCAACTGCCATCTGAACAATTCCCCCAAGCATTCCTATTGGGCCACCACCTAACGACGTTGTCTCTCCACTTGCCCCTCCTGTCGGTAAACTCATTGAAGCAATTCGCGCGGCAATTTGATCTGGTGATTCTTGGTTTGGCATGTTTACAAATTTATGTTTTAATTACTTATTATACAACCTATGATTTGGGCGGAACTTCACCACATAATCAATGAGTTTCTGAAATACATTTCCCTCAAATGTAAACTTAATTTTGAGATATCTGCCCCATAGTCTACTAGTATCTGAACTATTTACCCCAGAGATTGTTGAATCATTCTTTACTGGAGCGTAATAGTAGTCTTCTCTTTCTTCAAATTCTGAGTCCACCAAAAACGAAACGTGGTCTCGGGTTGTAAAATCTAATCTTTTTGGCGTGGTATGAGAAACGACCTGCAATGCCTCATAAGTCTTTGACATGTTCGGATCAATATTAATAACCCCAGTAATACTACCAGCGTATGCAGTGCCATAAAAAGTATTGTAATTACCTGGATTTTGAACATATAACTTATTCTGCGCATTTGGAATTGTGGTGTAGAAAGTATTGGTGCGAACAGCATAAATATTTGGATACATGCTCAAGAAAGAAATAAAACCATTTTTGATTTCATCATAAACCAAAGTAAACATTGTATAGTAACTTGGGTTTGTTTCTGGAGTTAACTGATCCCAATAAGTAGTCCACGATATTCCTGTGCCAGGAACTCGCGTAGCACTCGCTACGTGGGCTAATTTGCAACGATATACATAACTCATGCCTGAGATATGTCGAGGGGCAGGAGTGCTACTTAAAACAGACGACACACCCCCCAAATCATTATTGACAACTAAATTTCCAACCGAATAGTTAATTAAAGCCGGGGTACTATCGTAAATTGCGTATTGCACGATTGTCGGAGTCACCGATTTAAATGTAAATAACACTTCAGCAAATCGGTCATTCCAGCCTGCGTTTACACCATACCCTGTGATTGGTTGTTCTTTATCTCCGACCCAATTAGCAGATGTGTTTAAGAATGATGCTACGCCACGATCCGAAATTACTTGGATACCATTTTCTCCGAAACGAATGATTTTTCTGAGTTGGTCATTGTACCAATACATGCTATCGCCACCGCTCATCGTAGATCCTTTTACCATAGCCCACTTTTTTGTTGCCCCTAAACTAGACAACTGCAAACCAGGGTACGACATCACTCCACCACTACCCACAATTACACTTGAACTACTAGCCCCTTGTAAAGCGGTAGGCTCATTTACTGACTGCCGCCTTACAGAATATGGTTGCCAAGTATACAAATTACCATTTAGAATTTCGTGGTTGATAATTTCACCTTCATTCAAGTTCAAGTCAACTGTATCGATTGGTTTAAATACCCGGTAGTTGTCTTTTCGCGAATTGACAGTTTTAGTCTGAGACCAAATTATAGTCGCTGGCTTATCCCCATTGTACGCAACGTCTGGGTCAAACCCAGATTCTACAATGGTGTTATCAATATAACTGTATTGAGAATCGTAGTTATTTTGGTTACTTACTTCGGGCCATAACTCAAGCCAATAAAGTAATCCTGCCCCGATACTACCTTGGTATACACGTTCATAAGAACCTGCTCCCAAGAATGCATATCGCATTTGTCCATAAGTAACACCAAACCCTGTGGTTTGTTTGTCAAGATACTGAGGAAAAATATACCCCGGTCCAGCATCCTCTAAATTGTGAGGGATTGCGTAGAACATCTGACTATTACAAACATTCTGAGAGTAGAAAGAGTAACCCAATCCAAACCCGTTCTTTGGTTCTGGGTTGGAAGTACTCATTCTGACTTGCATATGAGTCTTTTGGTTGAACACATCGCCGCCGAACACAGAAATAGAATTCAATATCCCTCTTTCTACACCTGTCAAAACTGTCATATGACCTGTTGACTCGTAGTTACTTTCGTTTTTATTGATTGGGTATTTTAAGTTGGCTTTTTTATCTCTGAAGATTTGAGCGTATACCAAACCTTCTTTGCTAAATGGCTGATACGCCGCTGCAATAGTAGAGAGTTTTGCTGACAACTGAAATGCCACACAAGAACGCATGTTGCTATAAAAAGCATTTACCGTACCTGAACTAGGTATGTTAATTCCATTTTTTACGTCGGTGCCACTAGCATTAAAACTCGTTACTAATTCACCTGTATCCAATGTCTGACCGTACGAAACAGTAAAGTCAGTATAGTTTATTAATGACGAAGAAAAATAGCCAGTAAAATCTTCATATACTGATTCGAAATCCCCAACCGCTTGGCCTTGCAACAAAGATTCATCATAGGAAAATGGTACATTTAATACCTTCAATTTATCCCCAGCAAGAAACGTGTAATTAAAATTGTTGAAGTATAAATCGGGCGAATGAAAATATGCAAATTCAGATTTATCCAAATTACCTACCTGTATGTTTTCTACAGGTGCTCCTGTTCTGTATCTTCGACAAAAATTGTTTGGGTAACTATTGAACACAGCATACCCAGCAGCCAAATCTTTATGGAATGGAATTACTGTTGTGGCACTTGATGCATCTCTCGTTGCGGCAACGGCAATTCCTGTAGCCAAAACTTCGGGAATACGTTTGCTACGAACAAACCTAAACGCTTTGATTTGTTTGTACAAATATTCACCATTAACAACATAATTCAAATTGATGTTGTGAAACTTAGGGTAGTAAATGTAAACCAATTTACTATCAATATCTCCCAAATTAGTTGTGGTGATGTTATTGGCGGTTCTTCTCCAAGACCCAGGAGTAGCCACAGGATCAGTTACATTGTAAGCCAAGGTATCAAAACGAATGTCGTCCACCCAGTATGGGGCACTCCACTTACCTGTTTCTTTCCATTGAACTTGAATACCAAAACGATATGTATCGTTGATCATGTAAGAGGTATTCGCATAGGTGTTGAATGGGTCTAGGTATTCTCCATATTTAAACAACGGATAGGCTTTCGTCATATCTGTAGTCCCGCTTCTGTTGTTGCGGAATATAGAGTCCATTGTTTTTTGTTCAATAGAATGTTTGATAGTCTGAGCCCACGCAGTCAAATCGATGTCTGTTTGCTCAACTACATTCGACATGAACATTCGGTTTGAATGTATCTTTAAGGTTTTTACTTGCGTGAACTTTGCAGTAATTGCTAACAACTCAGACGGGGCCAAAGGAAGGTTTTCTTGCCCATTGTTACTATGAGTAATTTCAATCGTCGAATTCGAACCTACTGCTACTCGCTGTACTGTTTTTAGACTAAATGTTTCTCCTTCATACTCAATGGCTACCAATTCAAAGTAAGCATATTCATTTACCGGGATGTTGTCGATTTTTACAGTAACACTTTTATTGGTCTGAGTCCCCGGGATATCCCCTAGAATTTTACTAGGAATACTTTTCTTCGCGGAATAAATATTAATTGGGTTGGTGGGGTACAAGTAATCAGTACCAACCAAATCATCAGTTAGGAAACGCCCAGTGTATCTTTTGTTTCCACACGTCAATGAACCTCCTCCTTCTGTAATACCAGTTACAGAAATTGTAGCATTCGGGTTGGCTACAAAATAAGATAACTGCTGATCTACTTTGGCAAAGTCGATACTACCGCCATTTGATATAAGTACACCATTGGTCACGTAAGGATACGGAACTGTTAATGTGCGCGGTTTGTTATAATCGTCAGTCCAGTAAAGAATTACTTCATTGGTTCTTTTTTCAACTTGGGCTTGAATCTGATAATTTTGACTAAAGCCTAAAAGTTTAGATTGAATCAACGTCGTGTATTGCGTTGTTCCATTCGTTGGGTTGGATACCAATACTCCTACTTCACTCACAGTACGAGAAGGAGTGCCAGTTGTTATTTCGGGCGTGCATGACCAAATAAACGTATCATTGCCCACGCTCTCCATTCCAATCACTTTAAAAGAACCTACTCCATCAACGAATTCGGACTTTTGAACGATTTCGGCTAAATTGCCATCCTCAAACAACAAAAAATCATCGTCTACTAACGCAGGAGATGGGGTTGCCGCTGGGTTCTTACGCAATTCAAAATAGCCGTAGGTACTTGTAATTGTTGTAACTGATCCTATAATAAATGGGTTGGTTACCCCAGTAATTGATACTTGAAGCGCAGATGCCAATGAGTTTCTCCAGGTTGTCAAACTCACGTTTGCCGAACCACTCAAAGAAATTGTGTAAACACTACTTAAGTTTTGTACGTAAATATTACCATTAAAAAGAGCATTCGGATCCGTCGATACAGTAATGTAAATTCGAAATATCGCCACGGAAGCGGCATTGTCTTGAATGGTTTTGGTCAAATCAGTAGGAATAGGAATGGTATTTCCATCCCACGGAGACATAAAACTGTTTCCTTTTACTGGACTTATGCCTCCAACATTGGCTCCTGTTAAATCCCTGTGGCGAATGTTTACGCCTTCCACATAATTTCCTTGCCCAATCAGTTGAAGATCGGCATCAGAATCCATTACTCCCGACTGAATTAACTTTACCAGTTGTGACATGTCTTATACGTTAGCAACTCTCTGTAACTGATATTCTCTTTTGAAATTATCCATTACAGGAGCGTACCTTTCAAAATGCCTACGTGAATACTTCCATCCAATGTAGGCCACAAACATTCTTTCCCATTCTGGCTTTAAAATCAAATCACCATGTTCGTCAATAGGAAAGCCACGATATTGTACATTAAACTTGTAACCATCTACAACTCCCAAGTGAGATTTGAAAATGATACAATCATTCTGAATTTCGAAATCATACCCTTCGCAGTACAATCCTCCGTGACACAAGTGAACGCTTACTAGACTATTGTAGCCATCTGGTAATTTAAGACGAGAATCTTCAGCCGTGAGTATAACACCGTACACGTGCGTAGCATGAGATGAACGAAAAGTTCTCATCACTTGGTTGATCAATACCTTAAACCATAAGGCATTTTCAGAGTAACTTATTTGAAGTTCCTCGCAAGCAGCGGCTATCACATCTTCAATTTTCATTTCCTAGTAGGGGCGTTAACTTCTGCGGAATCAGATACCATATCTGGAATCCCAATATTTTTACCAAGTAAATCTTTACTTACCGCATCAACAACCTCATGCTCCGCTACTCCATCCAAAGGGTATTGATCTACGTCTTTACGATAGTTCGGAACAACAGTTGGGTCATTAAAGACAGCCATAACCAATAACTTGGTCAACTTTGGATTTCTGTAAACATTGATATACCATTGCCCATCATAATCCGCGCGGTAATCCCAAACAATCTCTTTCTCTTTCTTAAACAAAGAGTGCATGCTCAATGCCTGGTAGTTTGTACGCAACCGAATAAATGGTTTCAACCCATTAATATGTCCTACGTAAAAAAATCCATCATGCCTTTCATCTAACTGAATTACCGTCGGGCAAGCGAATTTTACTACGTCACATTCTACATCGTATTCCAATAAATCAACATGGTAGACTTGGAGAAATGCGTCATTAATTCTGTCTCTGGTTGGTTGGCGAGAGATTGCCGACAAATAAGCAGCGCGGTGGTTATGAATCTTAGACTCAATCAAGGCATCTTCAAAACGAGTTTCGTCTGTTGTGATACCCCCGGTTAAGTTCGATTTAATTCTATCTACAATCTGAGCAAGTGTACTCATGGATTAATCATTATACTTTGAGCAGAATTCTGACGAAGTTCAGCATCGCGAACTTGTTCAGCATAGGTAAATACACATTCATCTGCCAATCGGTATAAAAACTTTTCTGTGTATGCAGTAATCGCAGTCGAATCTGTTGACAAAAAAATGTGACCTGTTGCTAGAGTAGGAAGTGCCATATAATCAATTGTCAAACTAGAACACTGAGGGTAAATATACAACGATTTTACGTTAGTTACGCCGCTGAGTCGGTTTTGAAACTGATATTTCGGGCTAAAAATTGTGGGGGCGTGGTATGAATCTGATTTACGATCTGAAAACCACTCGCTGCCTTCAAAGAAGCGAACCAAATATACCGCCCCAGATGCTAAACTAGCAGCAGAAGTTACCGTAAATTTGGTTTTTGTGTATGAAACTACAGTTCCAGTATTTGCGCCAACCTTAATAGTATCGCCTTTTCTTGCACTATGACCAGTGGAAGTAAATACTGTTGTGTAAGGACCTGCCCCTGTTGAAGTACGACTTAAGTTACCAAGTAAAGTATCAAAAGTAAATCCCAAACGAAACAAGTGCATATAAGTTCTAGACAAGCCAGATAAATCAAAGTATTGATTTGTAACAGGACGTACTTCATCTTTTACCAATAAACTCCACAACTCGTCATATTCTTTCTGTGTGTCTAACGTAGTGTACAGTTTTTCACACAACCTTAAGATTGTTTCTTCAATTAATCGATTGGCTTTCGTTGTGTCAATGTAAGCACTGTAAGCCTTGTCAATTTTTTGCTGAAGTAAATCGTAGAATTGAGCACCAGTCATTTACACAAATATACAAAAATTAATTTAATCCCATATGTCTTTCAACTTCCTTAAGAATTGTATTTTTTGCTCAGTTTCGTCTATCATTTTCAGCAGTTCATCGGAATTAAATTTGCAAAACTCCTTCGATAATTCGACAACATGTTGTGCCGTGCCCTCGCCATATTTTTTATCAAGTCTGATGCCATACTCATACTGCATTCCGCTCAGCCCAACATTACAAGCATAGCATTGAGGGGCGCAATTAAAATCGTAAAAACGAGTAGATAAAAATCTTCTTGACTGAAAGTGACCATTCTGGATTTTACGCCAGTATTCTACTCGATCACAAGTAAAGCATTTTACATAACCATCCTTTTCGATTGCTTTTAATCTTATATACACAGAATACAAAGCGTCTAGTTTTTTAATCAGTACGCTTGTAGAGATGGCTTTCTTTTGACGGACCTTTGCCTTCTTTTCTTTAACCTTCGCTATTTGTGATTTTTTCACACAAACTGCACATAATTTCTTGGTTTTGTTCGAATACGGACGTTTTTTTCCACATTCTGAGCAGATTTCCTCCTTTAGAGGTTTCTCTACTTTTCCTTTTACAGGTTCTTTTTTTACAACTTTTCTAATTGGCATAAAACAAAAACCCCCCTTGCGGGGGGCACTAAACATTAAACTAAAACTTACACAATTAATTTATCAATGATAGCATTCTTCTTTGCTCTGATCTTACGAACACCTTCTAACTTTTCTGTCACTACATTTGTGATATCAGTTTCAGCCAAGTCATTTAATTTTTCGTTCGGAACATTTACAACTTTATCTACCTCTGGTACAATAAAGCCGTAGAAGAAATCCTTGTCGCTGTTACACATGTCAATTACATCACGTTCTTGAGAACCTAAAGTTCTGCCACCAACTCGGTAGTAACCGTTTTCTTGTTGGATGATTCCAGTGGTAATTGCTTTAGTAACATATACTTTTACTTTACGATCGGTTTCAAGTGAATCGTAGTAATGATCGAATACATGTTTTTGCTTGATTGCATCTCCGGTTAGGTTTGGACCTACCAAACGACTAACCAATTCTTTGTGAGTTAAGCCACGAGCATCAATTCCAAGAGCAAATGCAAGATCGTGTTTTTCATCAAACGAAAGAGATAAGCATTTGATTGCAGTATCCAAGTTTTCATTCATAGACGAAATCTCGTTTTCTACAATCATGTGTTGCATTACAACAGTAAACAAAGGGCTAACCAAATTGGGGTTGGTGTGGTTTACGTTGCTGCACAAAGGGTGGTTTAAGTAGAAGTCTACAACAGCACTTTCGTTTTTGTTTGCATCATCATACTCCAAAGTGTAGGTTGCGGCATCAGTCAATAGAATATCAAACTGCTTGGTGTAGTCATCGTATTCCATTTCAGTAATTACTCGTTTGCCATTTTCAACGAGGTGTAAATTTTTACGACTTTTTTTATCGTAATAGTTCCCCAGAAGGGTAAGAGTGCCTTTAGGGGCTTTTGCAGAAATAATGAGTTTACGTATCATATATTATTAAGTTTCGAAGTTAAGATTTTTAAAGTAAAAAAGGAAGGGTACCGAAGTACCCCTCCTTTAGGAAAAATGAAATTACAAGTTGTAAGCAGGAGTAGTGAAAGGAGCATCACGGAAGGTAGTACCCAAAGCGGTAATCAAAGTGCTTTGTGTAGTATTGATCCAGATGGTTTGTTCCAAGTACTCGCCACCAGTGTTTACGTGACCAGAAACAGTACCATTTTTTGCTCTGAAAACAAATTTGGTGTAAAGTTGTCCAGTAGTTGCACTTGCCAATCCACGTGCTTGCAATTCAGCAGCCAAACCGTAAGGCTTAGCAAAAGCAACTGTTTGAGCAACAGCCAAAGTACCTGCACCTACGCTAACACAGTTGATGTTCTGAGGAACAGTAGTGTTAGAAGTTACAGTTACCAAGGTGGTACCGTCAGTAGCAGTTACACCGTAGGCAGCACCTACCAAGTTAATGGCGGCAGTCAAACCAGCAGTGATTTCGGCTACAGTTGCAGTTCCGTCTGAAGTGAAAGAAGCACTGAAAGTTACCAACTGAGGACCGAAGTAACCCCAATCAGACTCTTTGAACACACTAATAGTTACTGTGTATACAGTGTTGTTAGCAGCAGTTGGAGTCAAAGTCTGGCTACGAGAAGTACCAGCAACACCAGGTTGGATTTCCATAGAAAAGATACCAGCAACATCCATAGGGATGTAACGAGAAGCATCTACGTTATTGATATCCACGCCCACACGAGTGATAAGCAACTTACCGCCATCAACGGCAAGAGTGCTTGCGCCATTTAATAAAGTTTGATTTTGCATGTTCGTAAAAAATTAAGCAACCAATTCGATCAGACCCATACGCTCAGAAGCGCAATAAAGTCCGCAATCAGACAAAATGTGGAAATCCACACCATCAACATCGCTTGCAGCCATAGAACCACTCAAACCATTAGCAAGGGCTTGCTTAATAGTAGAAGGGTTAGAATCTTGCAAACCGATCATACCTGGTACGTAGGCAGCCAACATCTCATCGTTGTTGAAGTGGTACTTCTGCAAAGGAGACAATACTCCGCTACCGTCAGCAGCAGGGATAGTAGTAGTATCCAATACATAGATTGAGTGAGACATACGAGGCTTACCAGTAACAGCAGACAAGTCACCTTTGAAAGCGTCGTCATCCAACAATGCCCAACGAACGAAATCAACTTTGATACCAGCATAGCTGTAAGTCATAACATTCAAACCTTCAACAGAAACGCCACCCAAGGTGTTGTTGCTACCTGCGTATTGAATGTATTGACCCAACAAAGTTTGCAAACGAGCCATAGCAGCAGTACCCATCAAAGCGATAAGGTTACGACCGTTTTCAGCACTTTTACGAACCAAGTTTTCCAAGAAATCGTTGAACTGAGACTGAGTGATTTCAGCAGTCAAAGGCAAGTAAGTACCACCATTGTTGATGATAGACCAACGCAAACCAGCAGTGGTGTAAGATTCACCTTGAGCACCATTCACGATAGCACGCTCAGAGAATGCATATTTGAACTCCAAACTCTTAGAGAATTTACGGAGAGCCAAATCATCATATGAACGGTACCAGAAATCACCTTGCCACTTCACGAAAGAAGCAGTACGGTCACGACGTGCTTGGCTAGAACTCTCACGAGTGATAGCGGTGTAAGTGTAGTCTGTCTGAGGAACGAAGTTCAAAGGAGACTTACCGTTGCTGTAGCGGTTTGCAGAAGAATCGAACAATACCTTTGCAATAGTACCTGCCAAGAAGTGGCTAGAAGTACTGAAAGTTGCGCTGATACGCTTGATTACAAGGATGTTTCCACTTCCAGAAGTTTTGTCAACTATGATACCTTGTACCATGTTGGCATCAGCGATGATATCACCGATACGGAAGTTAGAACCATCATCTACAGTAACTGCCAAGGCTTCGCCAGTAGCGTAGCCAGTTGCGTTAGCAACAGCACTTACACGAGAATAAACAGAAAGGTTTCCAAGAGCACTGATTTCAATTTTAGGCTGAGGGCTTGAAATTGAAGATGCCAACTTAGAAGTCAACTGAGTCAAAACATTGTACCCATAATCTTGGGCATAAACCATGGCCATTTTGTTTGGCAGGCTCAACCCCCTAAGGAGGAGCGCTTGGTTTAAATCGAGGTTAGTAACTGGACTTGCCATTGTTTTCTTTTTTTATCGTTTTTTCGCATTTAGGTAGTCACCGAACGCATCTGCCGCTCCGTTACTCGCAAACGAGTTACTGAGGTTAGATGGTCCAGATCCTGTAGACGGATTTGTTGTTGCGATCAACATTTCTTTCCGCCCATCATTTTTCGCCTTTGTTACGTTGGTTCGTACGATATCTTTACCGTATAAACGCCACATAGCAAAATCGGCGAGCAATTCAACATCCAAAGAACCATCTTTGCGATTAAAGTTAATTTCCTTGGTCAAGTAATCTTTGATTTTAGTGGACATTTCGTCCGTCACCTTCAAACCATACAATTCTTTTCCCGAAATTGCTTTAGCAAATGATTCAATTTCAGTCTCAAAACGATTCGCGACTACAGTAGTTTGGGCCTGTTGTTTTTCTGGTACTGAAGAAAGTTGTTTCAACTTCTCTTCATTTTGAGCAACAAACGCCGATCTATACTCTTGAATCAATTTTTTCTTTTGAAACAAACTCATTTGAGCGACTTCCTCGACAGCGGCTTCATATTCATCGCCTTCGAAATTTTCCAATTCCTTTAAGCCTTTTTGAATAATCTCCGCATCGCTCAATGCGTTGTAATCTGTAAGATCAAATTCTTTTACGAATTCTTTAAGAGTCTTACCGCTCTTTTTATATTCTTTGAAAAGACGAATCTCTTCATCTTCCTCTTCTGCGGCAGGCGTTAAAACGGTAGCTGCTTGAGGAACGCTTTGATCTTGTCCATCAGACTCGTACCAAGGCTTTTCATCTGATTCAGCTGCTTCACTTGATCCGCTATCACTGCCTGTGCTTGATCCACCTTCTGGTTGATCTGATCCAGTTGCGGGGTTTCCTGCTGAGGCGGCTGCGGTGTTTCCTGCGTTTCCTGAGTTACCTGCGTTACTTTCTTCTCCGGCTTTGGTTGAACCTTCTTCGGTGCCGGTTTCTTTTTGATTGGCTTTTGTTCCATTATCTTTTGAGTTTAAATTTCCTTCAGCAGTTTCTTTTAATTCTGCTTCTTTTAATTGTTTTTCAATTTCTTCGTATTGAGACATATTTTGCAAATTTAATTTTTATTTGTGTAAGTTGTTAGTTTATAATGCTGGCACCGCCCCAGTTTCTTCGATCGGTTGACCTGGAGGTACTTCACCGCCTTGTTGAGGCGCAGTCGGTTCCATAGCAGCCGCGTCTTGAGTATCAGGATTAGCCTTGACTAAATCAGAAGCCGTTTTTAATTCTTGGCGATAATTATTTCCTTGTTGTGCAGTTTCAACGGCTTTTTGCTGCTGAGCCATTTGTGCCTCTTGCATAGCCGCCTGCATAATTTGTGCTTTTGCTTCTGCTTCTTTCTTTTCGCGATCTTTTTTCTCGAGAGCATATTCCAACTCGTTAAGAAGTTCGGTGTAAGTTTTGGAAGTTTCGATTTTGATGTAGTCACGCATGTCAATCATCTGATTCTGCATGGCCGCTTGAGCAATGGCAAGCAATCTTTCGCGAGCCTGTTCGTCAACAAAGTCTTTGATTTTGATATACACGCCAAAATCTTCAAACTTAAAATTGTCGGTTACCTTGATAAATTCCATTTCTCTGTCGCCCAACACACCGATTTCGGGGTCGTTGTTAGTCAAAAGGGAAATTTTATATTGGTTTAAGGCAAACTGTAAGTCTTTTTCGATGAACTGAATAAAGCCTTGGTATAAATAAGCAGTACCCAAGTTAGATTGGGCAATAGAACCTGCTTGAGTTTTGGCACCTAAGTAACCTTGCTGTTGTCCCATGGCTACTTTTGGTACGTTGACAATCTCTTCCATGATTCTTTCTTCCTCTTGACGAAGAGCCATAATCATTTGTACGTTGGGATCGAGTGTCATATCAACAATTTCTACTACTTTGTTGTAGTCGCTTTGGTTAAAATCTTCCCCGGTTGCGTTGCCATCGGTGATGTGAATGCCCATACGAGTAAAATCGTTAAGGACTTCTTGCGAAGTAGCACTACCCAACTTGTGTTTGTTCATGATAAACACTTTACCCTTGGCACGGGTGATCATTTTGGTGATCTCGTTATTCAAGAAATCAATACGATCCTGGTGTTTGTGAAGACGAGACGCGATAGAACGAGTCTCACCCATCACCATATTGGGAAGAAACACAGAAATGGGAAGTTGAACTTCAGCCATTTCATCTGATTTTCTTACAATATTGGTTTGTTCACCGTATTCAACCACGTATTTGTTGGCGATAATGGTGCCTTTGTAAACTGTTTTGGTCCAATATTTAGAATTGTGTTTGGTACGAATTTTTGCAAAGTGCTCGTTTCCGAACTGGTCTTTGGTTTTTTCGTAACGTAATTCTTTATATCCAATCCAATACCCGGTGATACACGCGATCTTTGGCACGCCCGAATAATTATACCACCATCTCAACTTAGTGCTGGTGATGTATTCTTCGCCCAACATCTTATCGATGTTTTGGTGCGTCATTTGGCGAATCTCATCTACCTCCTCGGGGGTCAGAGTCTCCATATAAGTAGGATTCGAAAGGATTTCACCAGGGGTTTTCCATTCAATCTTTCCTACAAAATGAGCCTTGGTATTGAAATCATCATCTACTGAGTTATCCCAAATCAAATTGTAAGGTAGGATAACGTCTTTCTTTTGCTTTCCATTCTGGATTGTATTTTCAATACCGCAAACTCCACCAAGCAACAAATAAAGAAAAGACTGTTTGTACTTTTCAATGTAGTGGTTACGGTGAAGGATATCTTCAGCCAATCTTTGAGCAACTACTTCAGCCTGTTCTTTGTAGTCGTATTTCATGTGACGAAACAATTCTTCTTTGTTTTGAAACGTCTCCATGCCAACAGGGTTGAATTCAACTCCTTTGGCACTCATGATTTCTACAAGTTCCTGGAGTTCCAACTTCATCAAAGCGTATTCCAACTTTTTGGACTTACGAGAAACAATCGCTTGAGAGGTGCCACGAACTGAAGGTTCAATGTTCTCAATCATTTTGATTGCGTTACCAATCATGAAGTCAATCATAGAAGTCAACTTCTGTCCATTAATCCAAACAGTTGGTAAGTCGCAGTTGTTTTCGTCTTGGTTGGTGTAGTAGTAATCTTTGTTTTCTTGTTTACCTAGGTAGTAAGTAAACATACGAATCATCTCTTCGATTGGTTTTTGAAGAGTGTTGACGTGACGATACCCTAATTGATTTTGTTGTGTATTGTACTTCTCTGCGATATAACGCAAATTGCCTAAAAACCATTTTTGATCTTTCTGGTTTTCGGGAATAAACTGATTGGGTTGTTCTCTTAGAGCCAACATTTATACAAATATAGTAAAATAAACTAGATTGTATAAGGAGAATAATTTTTTAAAAATGAGTTTAAGGATAAAAGAATACTTTTATCCTATTACTAGTTAAGGTAATCTAATACTACGATTACATCATTTTCTTGGTACCCTAGAGTGCAGTGAGTTATCCTGACTTGTCGTCAGAGATCACCCACTGAAGTTGTACACTTTCTCGTACACCCTCTTCCGTGGTTGATGAAAACATGCAAGTTCATCAACTTGGAATCAACTGTCAAGGGTTGCACCCCCTGTTCGGTCCTGCGACTCATTCCTTAGTGCCATCGCTGTGCTTTGCCGAAATCCCGTGGTAACACTACTACCCTAACCGCCACTGTAGATCATCCCGTCCAGTTAGGGGGTTACAAATCTAAAGTAAAATTTGAAATATCAAAACACACTAAGCATATTTTTTTGCTTGAGATATTCGATATCGTGTTGAAGAAGATCCCAGGGGCAGATATTAAAAGTGAAGCCAATGATGACTGTGTACTGAAATAGGGTGTTGAGTGCGTATCGGTCGGGGTTCAGACATTCGCTAGAAAAAAACAACACATAGGGAATACCTGTTTTCTTTTCCACTTCTTTACCTAGGTCCACAAATTTGAAGTCTCTTTGATTCATTAGATATTCCAAGTTGCGAGTAAATCTAATAGCAGGGCCAAGACGATACTTATCAGCGGTATCACTATAATAAGAAAAAGTGATATCTCGGATTTTGATGTCTTCGATTGGCTTGGGGTATCCCTTGCTTTCGATGTCGTTAACAACTTTTTCAAGTACTTCGGGAGTTAGCTTTTTTCTATACGTGGCAATCATACTTTAGACAAAAATAATGAAACGCATTGCCAAATCGAAACTATTTTTTATCTTTGCTGAGCAGTCGTTAAATGTCCAAGGATGCAAAACGGAAATGCCCCCAGTGACTGTTGGGGGCTTTTTATTTAGTCAGGTGGCGGAATGGTAGACGCTACCCAGATAACAGCCGAAAGGTGGGGATTAATCAGAATAGTTATTCTGCAAAGCACTAACGAAACAGATTAATTACAGGTTCGAATCCTGTCCTGACTTCAAAATGTCCCCAATTTCATACCGTAAGAACTGACTTTGGGGCTTTTTTATTAGCCTTCTATTAGTTATATTTGTATACGTTAAAATTAGAAACATTTAAAATTTTATATAATGGGATTAGGAAACAACACTACGGCAACTTATGTTGACATGCGAAACGGTAAGATTTACCGCTATTCGAAAACAAACGAAATGGGTACTACCCCGATTCAGAACAAGAACGGAGACACCAAGTACTACTTTATTTATGATTTTATTGAAGGCACTGTAACGAACTTTTCTACTCGTGAGGAAGAGGTAGTCGGCAAAACCAAATTGATTCTTCAGATTCACTTAGTGGATCAAGGTGAGAGTTACGTTTTGAAGATCGACACCAATTCATCTTACTTTAGAATGTTCTGTAGTGTATTGCCGAACATTGATTTCAATTACCCAGTACGTTTTATCCCTCGTATCAAAGAGGAAAACGGAGTAAAGAAATCTTCGTTGATCGTTGTAAACAACAATGCGCCTTGTAAATTCTTTTTCACCAAGGACAATCCAAACGGAAAGCCCGACATTATTATTTCAAAGAATAAGAAGGGTGACATCGTGGACATCGATCGCGATGAGGAGTTAGAATTCTTTATGAATTTGTTGACTCAGACCAAAAAGCGTTTGCCACATCCTGCTGTAGCGCAGGATTCTCAACCAAAACCAACGGCTTCTATGTATTCTACCCCTGCTGTTACTGAAGTAGCATCTGAGGAAGTAGAGGAAGAAGAAAACGATTTACCTTGGTAAGATGGACATCGCTAATAAAAAATTAGCCAACACTATTGCAAAACAAATTACGGGGCCAGACAAAGAAAAGTCTGCCCCTGTATTTGAGCATATGCAGCATGCGTATGACAAGGATGCTAAAATCATTAAGCAATCTTGTTTGAAGGCGGCGGCATCGGCCTATGTTGGTAAATCGGGAGAAAGTGCTGAGGCCACAGCCAAAAAAATCATAGAAATTGCGGAACACTTATATACTTGGGTAGTATGTCCAACGAAAAATTCAAAATAGTCAACATAGAGAAAGAAACCGACTACGAGGGTTGGTTGAACTTTCGCCTTCGCGGGGTTGGGGCCTCAGAAGTAGGAACTTTGCTAGGATTAAATCCTTACAAAAGCAAGATAGAACTCTTCTACCAGAAGTTAGGTTTCATACCATTGAAGCAAGACGAGAACTTAGCGATGTTTTACGGATCGCGCTTAGAGGATTTCGTAGCCAACATGTGGCAGTATTACGACGATAGTGCCGAGTCAGTCATTGACAACTTTAACTTTGACTCAAAGAAAAGGTTTTGCAAGGCTGTCCCCGGTTACATATTAAACGCGGACTACCCTAACTTATTCTTTTCACCAGACCGCATAATCACCAAGAGCGATACTGAGCGTATCATCTACAACGGAAACCTAGTGACCAAGAATATCCACGGGGTTTTGGAAATCAAAACAATCAGTGGCTTTTCATCGAAGCAGTGGGAGGGTGGGATTCCGCCTTCTTACATTATTCAGTTAACCACCTATATGATAGGGCTCGAAACTTCTTACGGGGAGATCGTGCTATTAGAAGACGGCAGAAAACTGACGGTGCTTCCTGTGGAACGCAACGAAGCCATTGTCACTGAAATCTTATCGGCTGTTCAGGACTTTACTGACAGGGTAGAAGCGGCGCGTGCCGACATTGAGAATGTTCACTTGTATGAACCCGAACCTGATGGCACCCAAGCCTTTGAATCGTTTTTGAATAAGCGTTATGCGGATTCAGAAATGAAAACTTTGCAGGGAACACCAGAGTTACTGGAGTTAGCCATTAATCATAAGAAGGCTCAAGAAGAAATAAAAACTCAAGAGACTATTGCCCGCGAGTATTCCAATCAGATTAAAAACTACATGAAGGAACACGAAGCCTTGGATTTCGGAACCAAAGGAAAGATTCTTTGGAAGACTGATGCCCGTGGCACGCGCGCTCTTCGCAATAACGTCATCTATGGAGAATGAACTTACCCTTGATCTAATTCTGGATTTGGGGGGTCTCAGTCCTAGGCAGTATGCCAGCCTCATCCTAAAAGACGAACTTGGCTATTCCTACGCAAGAGCAGGAAGAAGACTCGGACTAAACGGAACTGCTTTTTGCTCCCTTTACAAACGAACCAAACAAAAACTCTATCGAACTCATTATGTCACTATACCAGAAACTCTCTGACTTCATCTACACTACGTATCAGACCCTGCCACAGTTTACGGACATTATAGCCATCCGCAATAGTACCTTACCTGGGATGAACGACACCATATTAATCCCAACTATCAACGGAACCGAAAGAGTCTACCACCAATTCCAATGTGCTACCTCTGCACACCCCACCAGACTAATGACCCCCGGATGCTATAAATACCGTCTGCTTAAAAAATACAACTTCGTATACGGTCAACAAATGGAGCCAGTACGTTCATACCCCGCCCCCGGTGATTATAACGTCTACTCGGATAGAGACTCTCCCAAACTCTACGGGATTAACCTCATCGCTCACCCCATTCACTCCCTACTTAAAACCTCTAACCCCCTTTCAGATCACTCACCCGCATCCATAAAAATAGACAAATCTGCCTACCAATGCTTTGAAACCCTATACAAAGAAGGTTTCTTTCACTTTAACTTTTACCTTGTATCAACCGAACAACTTTTATAACTGCGTTAACTACGTTACTTACGTTACCTGCTTTAATTTTATGACCAAACGAGAACAACTGCTACTATTCGTCCCCGATGACTCCCTTCTATTCGCTGATGGATTCGATGACGCCATCCTAGGATTAGATACCCTCTCATTAAGAGTCGTCTACTCCAAACAACAAATGATCCAAATCCTCATCGACGAAGATATGACACCAGAAGATGCCATAGAATTCCTAGAATACAATACCTGGAATACCTACGTGGGCGAACAAACCCCAATCTTCGTAGATCAAATTGACGTATTTGAGTAATTACACTTTTGTTTAACTTTTTTTTGTCTCACCCCGGGGATTTTTGAGACAATGACACTTTTGTTTAACTTTTAGGGCCACTTTGTTTAAGAAATGACCCCTAGAAGTTAAACAGAATATCCCCCTACTGGACCAAAAACTTACGAAAATCCGTAGTCTTTGGATCCTCATTCCTAAAATAATACAACTCACTGTTCCCAGAATACTTAATCTCCTTCCAAAACCCATCTGGAACAGTAGCCCCCGTAGGCAACCTTAAACTCCCCTTACTGTACACCATCCTGATCTCTACCTCCACCCGTACAGTCTTTGCCAACTCACGCTCACGTACCTCCAACAACCGCCATGCCCCCCTGTTTAGCCTCTCGTGCTGCAATACACAATTCAAATAACTAAACGTAGCCCACAACCTCGCCCTGTCACAATTAAAGTCAGCAGCAGGAGCACAATGACCCTTGTCCCACACATTCGCCTCGTAATCCTTGCCATCACTCGCCTTAATACTATCACACCCGTAAAAATCCATCCCCGCCCTAGGATAACTCCCCGTTGGACACTGCACCACATACCATACCCGCTTCGGCTGCTGTAATACCTCCGAATACACCGCACTGAAAATAGACCCCCGTACCATTACAGAATCCCGTAAAACCTGGCCACTAACGCTTGTACCTACCATACATAACGCCATATATATTAACTTCTTCATCCCGCAAATATAATACCCCCCCTGGTAATTGACCCCCCCCGGGGGTTAGTAAATCCAGTATTCGCGCGGGGGGTGAAGGTATACGCTACAAAAATTTCACAAAATTTACGATAAAAAAGCCTCCCCCTACTTGCGCGGGTTACCCCGCACGTTTAAAGCGCGGTAATCGTGGTGCGTATGCCAAACGGCACGCAAGGAAATTCGGGGTTTCGCGTGGGCATCTACAGGAGGTTTTGGCTGTAACAAACAAATGTTTGTGTCGGATGGGTCATTTGTCCAATAGGAAACACATCGAAGATGTAGGCTACCATTGGGTTTCAGCGAATTGATGTTCGTTCACTTGATGAAATCAAACACTCTCAAACCACTCAATTTCGACCTCAATTTTCAAAAAGTCGAAACGATTAAAATCTTATTTTAATCAACACAAAGTTTTCGTGGTCAGTAACATAGTTACAAACTTCGGTCCAAAACCGATTCTTAGCGATTCTCCTGCGCGATTTCGACGTGACCTTAGGGTTCATATGGAAACGCGTAAAAGAACGAAAGGAAACGGCCTCAAAACCATTTAGTCAATTTGTTTTTAGTAGTCTCTGAACATAGTGAAGAGACGTACATAAAAACAAATAGACTAATTATGACAACACAAACCAAACCAACTTACTCCGAGATGAAAGAAAAGTTCAACCACGTAGCGACTCCATTGAGTGAAACTCAATTTATGGAAACCCTTAAAGGCTTCAAATCTGAGGCTAAAGCGAAACAATGGCTTATTAGCCATTTGAATGACAGACAGAGATACTTTGTATCTATGGTGGATGCATTTACAACCAAAGGTTGGAAGCATTTCTATGGTCAGCCTTTGTACTTAAAGTTCATTGAACTTTATGCTAAGAACATTTTGTTCTTGGTGGATTCTTCTCCTCTCTCTAGTAGAGAGACTAAGACTTTTAAAGAGCAAATCGTAGATTTGTTGGCTTCTTGTCAAGGAGTTTCTGAGGCCCCAAAGCCAAAGGCTTCAGCACGTAAGCCAAAGGCTTCCAAACCAAAGGTTTCTCAATCCCAACCAAAGGTTGCTCCTTCAAAGCCAAAGGCTTCTAAACCTACGGTTTCTAAACCAAAGGTTTCCGATGACAAATTAACGAAGTTAACTGAGTCGGTTTGCCTTCTTGCCACCCAAGTTGCCAAACTAACAGAGTTAGTTACCCAAACTTCTAAAGAAGTTGCTGAAATCAAGGCTTCTACTCAACCGAAGGTTGTTCAGCCAAAGGCTGTTGCCAAACCAAAGGTTGTCGATGAGAAAGTGATTGTTCGAGACAAGAAAACAAACACTAAAGTGGTTGTTTCTAAGGACATCAAGCCAAAGGCTACACCTACAAAATCCCTTTGGGATCAAATCTTCTCACAAACCAACAAAGTTGACCATAAGTTGGCCTTTGGCCATACTTCTGATGTTGATTGTGGCAAACGTAAAAAAGCACTTATGGAGGTTAAATAACCTCCATTTTCACCAAATTAATCAAAGAAAAAACCCATGCAAATTCTCTTAGAATTCTCAGTTGCCGTTTTGTTACTATCCCTTATTGCCTTTGGCATTTATTGGATGCTTGAAATCCCTAAAAGTGATTACTTTAAGTAATCTGAGGCCCCAAACCCTTACATAATCAAGAAAATCATGAAAAAAATCACAGAAAAATCCATCAATGCATTTTTAAATGCAAAACCATTCAAACAAGACAACACCGAGGTAGTAATACTACCTAACGTCACCATTCTCAAGTTGTTTGGCAATGAAATTGCTTACCTGTACAACGATCCCGATCGTACACTTAGCATTACAAATGCTGGATGGTTCAGCAATACCACCAAAGAACGTCTCAATGCCATACCAAGGGTATCTATCAGACAAAGTAGAGGCTTGTGGTACCTTAATGGTACCCAATGGAATGGTCAGTTAATCGATGTTGTTGAATCCCCTTATTAATCAAGAAAAAATCATGCAATTAACTGACCATTCCATTGGGTACCATTAAGGTACA